TAAGGGGGAACGGAGTTCCCCCAATGGCTGAACAAAATACATTACCCCAGTTAAAGCAAGATCTCATTGAGTATTGCAAGTTAACTATGGGTGATCAGATTATTGATCTTGAATTAGATCCTGCACACTACGAAGCGGCATACCAACGCACAATTGGCACCTATCGCCAACGTGCCAACAACGCCTATGAAGAAGCCTACATCTTCATGGAGCTGATTCGTGACGTAAACATCTACACCTTGCCGCAAGAAGTGTATAGTGTGCGCCAGATATTTCGTAGAACGTTTGGCGACTCAACTGGACCATTTGCATCAAACTTTGATCCGTTTGCACAAGCAAGTATCAACGTTTACCTTATGAACTTTAACGTGGCTGGTGGTCTTGCCACGTATGACTTCTATAGCCAGTATGTTGAACTTGCCGGGCGCATGTTCGGCGCATACATGAACTACACCTGGAATCCTGTGACAAAGAAACTACAGTTGATTCGTGATCCAAAAGGCACCGGCGAAAATGTTCTGCTTTGGGTGTATCAAACCAAACCTGAAATTCAATTGCTGAGTGACTACCAGATTAGTCAGTGGATTAGAGACTACATGGTAGGTGCGTGTAAGATGATTATCGGTGAAGCTCGCGAAAAGTTTGCTCAAATTGCTGGACCACAAGGTGGGGGACAGCTCAACGGCGCCGCAATGAAGAGCGAAGGCCAAGCCATCATGGATGCCAAAATTGAAGAACTCAAGATGTATGTGGATGGAAGCCAGCCACTGACTTGGGTAATTGGCTAACACACTCTAGACAAACTATTGCAGTTGTGCTACAATTATCAAATGCACTTGATGATTGACCTTGAGGGGCTGGCAACAGGCCCCGATACTACTATCCTTACCATAGCCGCCCAGGCATTTGATCCGTTTGGGCAAGGTCACTACGACAAGCATTATTATGCTAGAGTAACTTTGGAAAGCCAAGAAAATCGTTCTATTGACGACGGCACAATAGCCTGGTGGGCAACTCAACCAGAACATGCTAGAGAAGAAGCATTTGGGGAACAAGATCGTATCCCGTTGGATCAAGCCCTGGACGAACTAGGCAAGTTGATCTGGCACTCTAAGCTGATCTGGTCGCAAGGTCCAACTTACGACATGAACATTCTTGAACATGCTTACAAGAGCTACAACAAGCCCCTTCCTTGGAAATACTACATGGTGCGCGACAGCCGTACAGTGTTTAGTTTATGGCCAGAACAGCCCATCCCTGTCACTAGCCATCATGCACTGGAAGATTGCCGTAGGCAGATTGGTATGCTTCAAAATACTCTTCGACATCTCAACGTAAAGGAACTCAAATGATCATTGGCATCTGTGGATTTATAGGTTCTGGCAAAGATACTATTGCTGACTACTTGGTAAACTTGCATGGTTTTCGACGAGAAAGTTTTGCATCAACGCTAAAAGACGCTGTTGCCCAAGTATTTGGCTGGGACAGAACCATGCTGGAAGGGCGCACTAAACAAGCACGTGAATGGCGCGAACAAGTAGATCCATGGTGGGCAGAACGACTAAACATGCCCAATCTTACACCACGTTGGATCCTACAATACTGGGGCACAGAAGTGTGTAGAAAGGCATTTCACGATGACATTTGGATTGCCAGTTTGGAAAACAAACTACGCCACAGCCAAGATGACGTGGTTATTTCGGACTGCCGTTTTCCCAACGAAATCCGCGCTATTAAACAAGCAGGCGGCCGGGTTATTAGAGTAACTCGTGGACCCGAACCCGAGTGGTATCAAGACGCTGTAAATGTCAACGAAGGACGCGGAAACATGAGCTGGATGATGAGTAGAAGCAAGATTGAAAAACTTGGAATTCATGCCAGTGAAACTGCCTGGGTTGGCACACAATTTGATGCTGTACTGGATAACAATCGCAGCCTCGACGACTTGTATGCACAAGTCATGAGTCTGGTTCAAGATCACCCGGTCGCCAAGTAGCATCAGATTTTTTAAGTAATTCAACGCAGTTAAGACAAACTGTTTTTAAATTTCGTTGTTCCACATTGTTGAGGTTTCCATCAACATGAAATACCAATAGTTGTGTTAGCAGTTTGGCCTTGAACCCGCATTTGTCACATGCGGGTTTTTTCTTATAACCAGCACTTTTCCAGCGAGGATCTCTGGACTTTAGTCCTCTCCCTTTTCTAGTACAAGTTTCACATCTTGACCGATAGTGTGTGATGTCTTCACGAATGTAGTTCACAGCACATGGACGCTGATGACATGACTGACAGATGGGTCTTTGCATGGCGTATTTATAGCGGACCTTTGCCAAAGGGTGCTCAACTCAGCCGTTTTTGTCACTTGTCAATAAATATTAGAACTTGAAAAGGAAACCATTATGGCTTTAACATCACCTGGCGTAGAAGTAACAGTAATTGACGAGAGTCAATATATCCCTTCTGCGGTCAACACAGTTCCTTACTTTTTGGTTGCCACAGCGCAAAACAAAGTATCCAGTGACGGCATCACTGTAGCAGCTGGCACACTTGCTGCCAATGCAAACAAAACATATTTAATAACTAGTCAGCGTGATTTGGCAGCCACATTCGGTGTGCCATTCTTCTACAATACTACAACTGGCACTCCAATTAATGGTTATGAACTCAACGAGTATGGCTTGTTGGCCGCTTACTCAGCACTGGGAGTTACTAACCGTGCGTATGTACAACGTGTTGATGTTGATCTAACAGAACTTACTGCAAGTTTAACCCGCCCAACTGGCGCTCCTGCCAACGGTGACTACTGGTTAGACACCACAGTCAGCACCTGGGGCATCTTTGAATGGGATCAAACTACCGCTACATTTACCAATGTAGTACCGCTGGAAATTACCGAAGCCACAGACTGTGTGAGCGGCGACGGTACTGTTGCAGGCAACACTCCCAAGGCTTCTATTGGATCCATTGGTGATTATGCAATAGTAGCAGTGGGCAAGCTCATATTTGGCTATTACAAAAAATCCGACAATACCTGGAATCAGATTGGTAGCAATGCCTGGAAAACTTCATGGCCTACCATCACAGGCTCTGCGGCTCCTACTACCTTGACAGCAGGCAACAATATCTATATCAATGATACTTTGATCACTGTGACCACAACCACAGTAGCAGGCCTGGCCGCCAACATCAACGCTGCCAGTATAACAGGTGTTACTGCCACTGCCACAAGCAATGTGTTGCGTATCTATGCAGATTCTACAGCGGCCAATGACGGTTCAACACTGAGTGACAATGGTATTGTTACCATTGACGCAGGCACAGTGGGTGGTGCCGCCTTGCTCACTGCATTGGGTATATCAGCCGGTGAGTATGCAGCACCTGATTATGATCCAGCTTACAGTTATGAACAACCACGCTGGAGAACCACAGACACAGACGGTGGTCGTCCAACAGGCTCTGTATGGCAGAATCTTTCCACAGCCAACAACGGTTTGAACTTGAGCTTCAAATCATACAGTGCTACCCTGGGCACGTTTGTGGCACAAACCGTGCCTGCCTACAGCGGCGACACAACTGCAATTTATACTCTTGACCCCACTGGTGGCGGCAAGAATATTCCTGTAGGCACTAGTTATGTGCTGTTTAACGCTGGGTTCTATGCAACTACTCCACTGACAACATTTGCATTTGAAATTGTAAATCGCTATGCAACTGGCGCTACAGAAGTAACAGGAACCACAACGCCTTCATCATTTACAGTAGGCAATAGTTTCAATATATCTGGAACTGCTGCTGGACAAGCTACTATCAACGTTGGCCTAGCCACTATTGGTGGCACAGGCAGTGTGGCAGATTTTATTGCAGCAGTGTCAGCAGCCAATGTTCCTTATGTGTCAGCCAGTGTTAATACCGCTGGCAATATTGTGTTCACACACAGTCAAGGTGGTACAATATTCATGTCAAACGTGGTAGGAACTCCTATCACTGCCGCAGGCTTTAGTACATCTACAGACAAAGTACGTCAGAGTCCGTCAATAGCAACGTCTCTGATATTGAGTAATTTTGTAACTGCTCCGCTGTTTACCTACAGTGCTAGCCCAACAGCACCAGACCAAGATCCTGCAGATGGCAGACTGTGGTATTACAGTGCAGTTGACGAAGTAGACATCATGATCCAGGACAACGGAGCCTGGCAAGGATACCAATTGGTATCCAATGATGTTCGTGGTTATGATTTGACTTTGTGTAACGCTACTGGTCCTATTATTTCAGCCACAGCACCTACCACACAAACAGATGCAGCTGAAAGTGATTTGGTCTATGGCGATTTATGGGTAGACACATCGGACTTGGAAAACTATCCCAAACTGTATCGTTGGGAAAGTGTAAGCGGGCTTGACCAATGGGTAGAAATTGACACGTCAGACCAAGTAACACAAAATGGTATCTTGTTTGCCGATGCACGTTGGGCACCCAATGGCACCACAGATCCTGTGGCAGATCCTTTGCCAAGTATTCAAGATCTACTAGACAGTGATTATCTTGATCCTGATGCTCCTAACCCAGCACTGTATCCGCAAGGCATGTTGTTGTTCAACACACGTCGTTCTGGCTACAACGTCAAGAGCTTCCAAAGCAGTTACTTCACAACCACTGCCACTGACTATTCTATTGATGTATGGTCAGCCACTCAAACTTACTTTGAAAATGAATTTGTAAGTTACAACAACGGCATCTATGTGTGTATTTTGGCTCCCACTGCCAATCAGAATCCTAGCAATGGCACATACTGGGCGTTGATCAATACCAACACCTGGCTCACCGCCAGCGGCAATAGAGACAACGGCGCCATGTGGTCTGGTCGCTTGGCACAACGTCAATTGATTGTTCAAGCATTGAAGTCAGGTATTGACACCAGTGTAACAGCACGTGAAGAACAAACACAGTTCAACATCATTGCTACACCTGCTTACCCAGAGTTGACACCAAACATGATTGCACTCAGCAATGAGCGCAACAACACATTGTTTGTTGTGGGAGACACACCAATGCGCTTGGGCCCAGATGGCAATAGCTTGGTGGCATTTGCTACTGACAACAATGGCCTGGGCCAACCCAACGGTGATGGAAATTCAGCAACCAGCAACTATTGCGGTGTGTTCTACCCAAGCTGTCAGACAACTGACCTCGGTGGTAACACAGTTGTTCAACCTCCAAGCCACATGATGGTTCGCACAATCCTGCGCAGCGATGCCGCAAGTTACCCATGGCTAGCACCTGCTGGTACACGTCGTGGTGTAATTGACAATGCAAGCTCAATTGGCTACATTGATGCTGCTACAGGTGAGTTCAACCAAATTGGCGTGAGTCAAAGTGTACGTGATATCCTGTATGAGCGCAACATCAACCCAATCACGTTCATTCCAGGAATTGGTATCACCAACTTTGGTAACAAGACTTCGACTGTGACTACCACAGCCCTGGATCGTATCAACGTTGCACGATTGATTGCATTCTTGCGTGGACGCCTGGAAGAAATTGGCAAATTGTACTTGTTTGAACCCAACGATCAAATCACACGCAATGAAATCACCAACACTTGCAACAGCTTGATGATTGACTTGATTGCCAAACGTGCGATCTATGACTACCTGGTGGTTTGCGATTTAAGCAATAACACACCAGCACGTATTGATCGCAACGAACTGTGGGTTGATATTGCCATAGAACCAGTGAAAGCGGTGGAATTTATCTATATTCCATTGCGTATCAAGAACACTGGTGAGATCGCCGGAGGCGCTGGAGTCTAAAAAGGTGGCGGTTTCGACCGCTTCCTTTCCAGGTAAATAAACATATAGGAGATAACAAATGGCAGTTTCATCATTACAGCGCATGACAGTACCACTAGCTAGCGATCAAAGCTCTAGCGTACAAGGTTTGTTGATGCCAAAACTCAAATATCGCTTTAGAGTGATGTTTGAAAACTTTGGCCTTTCAAAGCCCACAACAGAATTAACCAAGCAGGTTGTGAGCGTGGCTCGTCCTAACTTGACGTTCGAAGAAATCACGTTGCCAATCTACAACTCAACATTGAAACTGGCCGGCCGCCACTCGTGGGCAGACGTTGCTTGCTCAGTGCGTGACGATGCCAGCGGCAGCGTAAGCAAGTTGATTGGTGAGCAACTACAGAAGCAAATGGACTTCCTAGAAATGGCGTCAGCCGCTTCTGGTATTGACTACAAGTTTTTGACCAAGATTGAAATCCTAGACGGCGGCAACGGTGCTGCAACTCCTGTGGTTCTTGAAACCTGGGAATTGTATGGTTGCTACCTTAAAGGTGCAGACTACGGCGAATTGAACTATGGTACCAACGAAGGTGTCACAGTCAACATGACAATTGCTTATGATAATGCTAACCAAACACCTACTGGTAGTGGTGTTGGAGCTGTTATTGGTAGAACTCTTGGCGATGTTGTAACAGGTGCTGGTCAAGGCGCTTAACCCTTAGTGGGCTAATATGCCAACATTCGGCCAACAATTTTTACAAGGTTTTACTGGCACTAGTAGCTTGCGTGATTACACTCACGCAAGCAAGTCCTTTACAACCAACTCATTCGAACTCAAGCCACGCTATAAGTTCTTATTTCACGTGAGCTTCACGCTCAACACAGACATTCCAGCTATTTCCAAAGTGATTGGTACACAAGAAAGACAAAATCTTAGTGTGGTGGTCAAGACAGTGGATCTACCCAAGTATAGTATTGCAACTGAAACTCTCAATCAGTATAACCGCAAGCGTGTGGTACAGACCAAGATCAATTATGAACCAGTTACATTGACATTCCATGATGACTCAGGGGACAATGTGCGCAACATGTGGTACAACTACTACAGTTACTACTACAAAGATCCCAGCTGGAACTATCTAGCACCCAACAGCACTAACGGCAGTTTGGGCCCTTCGGGTAACAAAGCCAACGGCTTTGGGTACAACGCTAGAGACATTTATGAAAATCAAAGACTTGGTAATGTCAACGACTGGGGATTTATCGGCGAGTCGTTCAATGACGGCACATCTGATGCCAGCGGCAAACCGCCATTCTTTAGAGACATCCGTATCTATGGTATGGACCAACACAAGTTTGCTGAATATGTGTTGATCAACCCAGTGATCACAGCTTTCAATCACGATCAATATTCTTATGCTGAAGGCTCTGGCACCATGCAAAACACCATGACCATTGCATACGAAACAGTGAAATACTATTCTGGTGCAATTGGTAATCAACGACCAGACATCAACGTGCAAGGATTTGCTGACCCAGCACACTATGATCAGACACGTAGCCCAATCAGTAGACCTGGTTCAACTTCTACGGTGTTTGGACAAGGCGGATTGTTGGATGCAGCAGGCGGTATATTGCAAGATTTACAAAGTGGCGGCCTGCTTGGTGCCATTGGTGCTGCACAAAAAGCTGGCACGGCTTACAACACATTCAAAGGCAAAAACATTGCCAGCATTGCCAAGAGCGAAGCAGTGACACAAGGTGTTAAAAGTATTCAAGGTGCCATACCGGGTGCCGTACGCAGTATTCCTGGTCGTTCCAGTGGTATGTACTTTCCTACAGTACAGAGTCCCGGTAACAACAACACAGGTAGATAATCATGGCCAGTATCAACAATACAAACTATCAAATTGACCAAACAGTAAGAGTGTTTGATACTTTTTACGACTACGATGTTGATATTCCCGTGGGCGAATATGATGTGGTCAACAGTTATTTTCGATCGATAATGACTACCAAACAAGCCGCAGATAACTTTACTGTGAGCTTGTTCAAAGTAGCCGAAGATACCAAGATTCCAGCCTTGACACTGTTACAGACCTTTCAAACCAGCGGCGGAGGAGTTGGCAATTCAATGAGTATAAACTTGAACATGGCCTACTATCTCAACAGCATTCGCAACAGGGCTACTTTGCTGGGTGTGGGAGTGGCCGTGATACCAAACTACTACGCAGCCAGAAACGTGGTACAGTAAATGGCTCGCTGGGCACAGGGATTTTATGACATTCAAAACCCTGCCAAGTATGTAGGCTCAGGCAAGCCAAGATACAGATCAGGTTGGGAACTCAGCTTCATGCGCTTTTGCGACTCAAATGATGCTGTGCTTCAATGGGCCAGCGAAGCAGTGCAAATACCCTACAGACATCCACTCACAGGTAAACAAACCATATATGTTCCAGACTTTTTGATCACTTATCGCACTCGCAACAACACCATGCGAGCAGAACTGATTGAAATCAAACCCAAAAAACAAAGTGTAATTGAGTCAAAAATGAACAGCCGTGATCGAGCTGTGGTAGCCATTAACTATGCCAAATGGCAGGCCGCAACCAAATGGTGCCAGCGCCAAGGACTCACATTCAGAGTGGTCACAGAACAGGATATGTTTCACAACGGTCGACCATAAGCCACTAAATATGGCATGACTCGTAAACTTGAAGAACTGTTTGATCTCCCGCCTACTGAGCAAGAAGTAGACCATGCTCTACCTGCACTTCCTACCAACCGAGAAACTCTGCAAGCATTAGATGACGCTATCGACAAAGTTGATAATGCGTTGCCTGCTGTGCGTGGCCTAGAATCAACTGATGCTGAAATGGACGATCTCAGCGATCTAGCCAAAGCCAGTTACAAAGATCTCATGGACTTGGGCATGCAAGTAGACAGTCGTTTTGCTAGTGAAATCTTCAGCGTGGCCAGCAATATGCTGGGGCATGCTATCACAGCAAAAACAGCCAAACTAGACAAAAAGCTCAAGATGATTGATCTACAGATGAAGAAAATGCGCCTGGATCAACAGCAACAGGCACTAGATTCAAAAGAAAACGAAGGCCTGGCCTCTACACAAACAGCACACGGAGTGGTTCTAAGCCGCAATGATTTGCTGGAACGTATTATTGGCAAAAGCCAAAACGCACAAAAAGAATAAATATACAACAGGATACTGAATATGAAACCATTTGCAAGATACCTAGCCGAAAGCGAACGTACATACAACTACCGTATCAAGGTAGTGGGTGATGTGCCCGCAGGCTTTTTTAAAGAGCTCGAAGACAAGTGTGCTCAATTTGACATTGTAAAAATGTCAAATGCCAAGAGTACTCCAGTTCGCAAGCAGATTCCAGACTTTCCAGCATTTCCCAATCAGGCAATGAACATTGTGGATGTGGAATTCAAGTACCCAGCAATTGAGCCACAGATCAAACAGTTGGCACAAATACTAGGCTTGGATCCAAACCGTATTGTGATGATGGCCACACCATACGAAGAAAGTCTTGATATTGAAAATCGCAAGATTGAAGATCAAAATAAAGACTTGTTAGATGATCCTGCATATCCTGCACCTGATGCCGAACAACGAGCATTGAAGAAAGATTATGCAACTGGTCCTTATGACCATGAAGTTGTAAAGAACGCTTACAAGAGTAACTTTACAGTGGCTGGGGGTAAGAC